TCCTGTCCTGTTTGTGCTAATGTAATGAATAATTGTTCTTCATACCATTCTGCTTTTTTTAAATCTTCTAATCCATTTTTATATCTAAATCTCCATCTATATTTATGAGAGTTTCCTCTACAATATCCTATCCATTCTTCTGTACTTAACATAGCTTTGATTGAATCAATACATTCAATATCTCCCTGATTGTAATGTTTAGGATTGTTAACTGCGTCTGCCATTATTTTAACTCCTCTGGTAAAGTTTTTGTTTCCTCTAAATAAGTAATAGCGTTTATTAAACTTTCTGTGTTATCTTTAAAATATCCGAGTCCAATATTACACAAGCGACATAACAAACCTCTTACTTTATTGGTTGTATGACAATGATCTACGCAAGCTGTAATTTTACTAAATTTAACATTACAAATTTTACATTTATTATTTTGTTTTTTTAACATAATATTTTTTTCTTTTAAAGTTATGTTATATTTATATTTTAATCGGTAATCTTTATATCTATCTTTTAGTTTTTCTTTATTAGTTTCTTTGTAAGTTTTATTTACAGAAAGTATTTTTTCTTTATTAGCTTCATAGTAAACTTTACTTTTAGATTTTATTTGTTCTTTATTATTTTCTCTGTAAGATTTACTATAGTCTTTTATTTTTTCTTTATTAGCTTCTCTGTAAGCTTTAGTAATAGCTTTTACTTTTTCTTTATTATTATAATAATATTCCAATCGTTGAGCTTTTAATTTTTCCTTATTAGCTTGATAATAATTTTTATGATAACACATTACTTCAATTCCTCTGGTAAAGTTTCTTCTGAGTACCAAGTAAAACCATTAGACTCTGCCCATTCAGCATGTGTTCTTTTTGTTCCATCTTTTCTTTTCTTTGCAGCAGGCATAGGTGCGTAAGGTTTTTGAAAGACGAACACAAGTTCCATTGTTTTTGGTAAAGACTTTCTAATCCAAACATACTTGCTATACTCTGCATGATCCCAGAACCTACCTTTAGCTTCGATAATAATTTTATCTTTTGTAAAGTCAGGTTCATATTTTTTCTCAATAACATAATCAATTAACTTTCCATGATGATTCCAGTTTTGTAAGATACCTTTATGTAAATCATATTCCCATTTACTATCATATCCTTTAGGAACTCCTTTTTCTCTTGGTCTAACCTTTCTAGGTTTTCTTCTAGCCATTTAAATCTTCCAATGTAAAGTTAGGATTACGCTTTAGCTTTTTATATATCCATCTTAATGAATAAGCACTAAGCATTATTTTTCTGTTAGCATAGAAGTGTGTTTGATCAGATAGAAAGTTGTGTAAAGTTTTTCTATTAATCTTAGAAGTATCTTCACCTTCTGGAACAACAGATCTTAACCACTTGATAAGTAAATCTTTACCTCTTCTTCGTATTGCTTTTGATTTTTTACCGTTCATATTTATACTTTCTCTGCAGAGTCATAGTTTTTAGAAAGTTTCCAATAATTTAAAATACTATTAAACATTCCTAAATGTCTTTCATGTGTATCTTGTTCCCATACATAACATAATACCACACTTGTATCCTTTCTGTCAATAAATATTGAAACTCTTTCTGGTTTCTCATATCCACAACCTTGAGCATAAGCAGAAAGCTGTATACCATGACTATCATATACTAAATTTTTAGCATCTTTTTCTTTTAAATTATCTTTTGTTTTAAAATCTACAAATATACCAGACTTAGAATACAGGTCTATCTTACCTCCATATCCTTCTTTAGCACAGAAAGAGGGTTCTGCTATCCATTTTTCATTAGGATATTTTTCATCTAATATTTTTCGTACTGCTTTATATGCTTTAGTTTTAGACTTCCCTAAAAATCCTTTCTCTATCTGAGCATGAATCTTTGTACCAATCTCTGCTGCTTTTTTTCCTATCTTGTTTGAGTCTTCTTTACATCTATACATAAAAGCTATATCGCTTTCGTTTTCATCTTGTTTCAAAGACATAACAGAATTTAAAAGCTGATTCATTTTCCAATTTTCTAATGAAGGAACAGCTATCATTTTCATAACAGTAGTTACAGAAGGAACAAGACCTAAAGATTTAGCATCTCTTAAAGTAGTATTTCTTTCTTTACCATTTGCGCCTACAATTCTATACATAGGTTCGCCTGATCTATCGTACCAATGACCTGCTTCTGATTTATTCATATCGCTTGTATGATTTGTTTAGCTTCT